GGCAACGGCATGGACAACCGTGCTGCCGTCGACCGCATCGAGCGTCACATGAACGAGGCTCGCATGGAGCGTCGTGACATCACCAGCACCACCCTCAACGGTCTGGTGCCGCCGCAGTACATCCTCGACCAGGCTGCTGCGCTGGCCCGCTCGGGCTCGCCGTTCGCGAACATCGTCCCGACGTACGCTCTCCCGGCGGACGGCATGACGGTGTACGTGACCCGCGTGACCACCGGCACCCAGGTGAACGTCCAGACGGAAAACGGTGCGGTCGCCGAGACCGACATCGTCACCACCGACGTGACGATCCCGGTCGTCACGATCACCGGTCAGCAGGACCTGAGCCGTCAGGCCGTCCAGCGCGGTGCGGTCACCGACCAGCTCGTGTTCAACGACCTGTACGCCGCCTACTACGAGCGTCTCGACAGCCAGTCCGTGAACGGTTCGGGTGCGTCCGGTCAGCACCGTGGCATCCTCAACGTGGCCAGCGTCGGTCTGCAGACCTACGGCAGCACCGCCGTCACCACGTTCCTGTCGAAGCTCGCCGGCAACATGAACGACGTGGCGACGAACCGTCTGCGTCCGGCGTCGGTGGTCGTGATGCACCCCCGCCGCTGGCACTGGCTGCTGTCGCAGGTCGACTCGCAGAACCGTCCGCTGGTCACCCCGGCGACCACGGCCGTCCCGCTCCCCGGCTTCAACCTGTACGGCGACGGTGGCACGGGTGCGACCGGCTTCGTGGGCTACATCGCTGGCGGTCTGCCGGTGATCCTCGACCCGAACGTCCCGACCAACCTCGGCGTGTCGACCAACGAGGACCGCGTCATCGTCACCCGCCTGGAGGACCACGCGCTGTGGACGGAGGCACCGTCGGTGTTCACGTTCGAGCAGGCCGTGAACGCGCCCGCCACGATCCGTCTGGCCATCTGGGGTCTGTCGGCGTTCACCGCCGGCCGCTACCCGGCCAGCACGTCGGTCATGACCGGCACGGGCCTCGTGGCCCCCAGCTTCTGACCTAGAAGCAACCAACTCAAGTCGTCCGGGTGGGGCATCTGCTCCACCCGGACGCACCTTCGTCCCCGGCCGGCTTCGCCCTGGTCCGGCCGGGGACATCAGGGCACCAGGGCAGAGAGCAACAGGGCATCATGCCGAATCTCAAGACTGTCGCGCCCGCGCGACAGAAAACGACGACCCGTGTCGTCATCTCCTGCCCCAGTCGGGGCACCATGCCAACCCACACCGCACGTTCGCTCGTTGCGATGGCAGTGTGGGACGCCAAGTACGGCAGCGGCTACCTGCAGCACCGCACCCCGGCGAACTGGGTGATCGGTTCGTCCCTCGTCGGGAACGCCCGCAACAAGCTGGTCGAACTGTTCCTGAATCTGCCGGACGAGCCCGAGTGGCTGCTGTTCGTGGATGACGACCAGGTGTACCCGGACACGCTGATCGAGGCGATGATGCTGGCGGTCAAGACCGTTGAAGTAGAGACGGGTGTCAAGTGCATGACGATGTCCGTCCCGGTGTGGCGGTTCATGGGCGAGGAAGCCCCGAAGGTCACGCACAACGTGTTCAACATCAACGACTCCGGTCACTTCGAGCCGATCGAGGACGATGCGGTGCCGGAGAACACGGTGACGCAGATCGCCGGCATCGGTGCCGGTTGCGTCATGGTGCACCGCGAGGCGTTGTTGCGCATCCGTGACGTGTCGGTGGAGCAGGGCTTCGGCGACATGAACTGCTGGTTCCGTCACATCGTGTGGCCGAACAACGAGGGCGAGGACCTGTACTTCTGCCGCATGTTGTTGGGGTCGAAGATTCCGCTGTGGATGACCACGGCGGTCGGTGTCCTCGAGCACATCAAGACGGTGCGTCTGGACAAGGCGTTGCCGTCCGGGTCGGTGACGATCTGATGGCGAACACTGTCGCGGTGATCGTGCCGGTGTATCACCGGCCACAGAACGCGGTGCCGTTCATGCGTTCCATCCTGCTCACCACCGACGACGTGTCGGTGTATGCGGTGGCCGACGAGGACGACCCGGAGACGGCGCAGGCGTGGGCCGATGCAGGTGCGACGGTGCTCCCGTCGTCGGGCCCGTCGTTCGCGATCAAGGTGAACGACGGCTATCGGGCCACGACGGAACCGTGGTTGTTCGTCTGCGGTGACGACGTGGCGTTCTATCCCGGTTGGAAGCGGAACGCGCTCGGTCACGGCATCGAGTTGGGTGCCCATGTGATCGGCACGAACGACATGGCGAACAGCCGTGTGGTGACCGGTCAGCACGCCACACACTTCTTCGTCCGACGGTCGTACGTCGACGAGCAGGGTGCGTCGTGGGACGGTCCCGGTGTCGTCTGCCATGAGGGCTACCGCCACTGGTACGTGGACGACGAACTGATCACGGTCGCACGGCTGCGCGGGGTGTTCTACCCGGCTCTGTGCTCGGTCGTGGAGCATCTGCACCCGATGGTCGGCAAAGCCGCCGACGACGAGGTGTACCAGATCGGTAAGGCACACGCGGCGCAGGACGGCGCGTTGTGGGAGTCGAGGGCGAGGGCACATGGACTGGTTGGCTGACCCGTTCCCCCATGCGGTGGGGGAACTGTTCGACCGCGACCTGTTGGCGCGTGTCGTGGACGAGTTCCCGAGCGCAGAGGCGCACGGGTGGCGTCGCTACGGCAACGAGAAGGAAGTGAAGCTGGAAGGCCCGCCCGCGTTGTGGGGTCCGGCGACACGTGACTACTTCGACCAGTTGGCAGCGAAGGCCGGCTGGCTGTCGGAGTTGACCGGCATCCCTGAGTTGCAGATGGAGACGATCGGCGGCGGGTATCACCTGATCCCGCCCGGTGGATATCTGGATGTCCACACGGACTTCAACCGGTCGCCCGATTCGGGGCTGTTCCGACGGTTGAACGTGCTCACCTACCTGAACTACGGGTGGGACGACGACGGTGGACATCTTGAGTTGTGGGACGACGACGGTATCGCGTTGGACATCCCGCCCGAGTTCGGGACGACCGCCATCTTCGAGACATCGGATCGTTCGTGGCATGGCCACCCGAAGCCGGCGTCGCGTTGGCGCAAGTCGGTCGCCGCCTACTTCTTCTCCCCGGAAGAGCCTGACGGCTACCGGGCCGACCATTCGACTGTGTGGCGATGATGCATGAGGCAGTGATCCAGTGGGTGTCCACTCATGGCCGTCCTGGCGACAACGTGTTGGAGCTCGGCAGCCGCAACATCAACGGTTCGGTGCGGGTGCTGTTCCCGCACGTCGCCACCTATGTCGGCGTCGACCCGGTCGACGGACACGACGTGGACGTGGTCGGTGACGGTGCGACGGTCGATGTCGGTCACGACTCGTTCGACGTGTGCGTCTGCACCGAAGTCCTTGAGCATGTCCCTGACGACATCGCGTTCGGCATCATCGAGAACGCTCACCGGCACCTGGTGTCGGGTGGCCGGTTCGTGATGACCTGCGCCGGTCCTGGCCGTCATCCGCACTCCGCGATCGACGAGCAGCCGATCCGGCCGTGGGAGTTCTACCGGAACGTCGACCAGGACCTGTTGGCGTCGTGGCTGTCGGACGCCGGCTACTCGCGCTGGGAGATCGACCAGCAGGGCGCAGACATGCGCTGTGTTGCCTGGAAGGAGTGACTGTGGCCCGCTATGCAACGCTCGACATGTTCGCCGAGTACACCCGCGATTCGGCGGCCGCGACCGATGCCGCTCAGGCTGCTGCTGCGCTGTTGGCAGGCGAGCAGATGGTGGACGACTTCTGCCAGCGCACGTTCGTGGTCGCTGGTGCGGCGTCGGCACGTGTGTACACGCCGGCCACGTCCGGTTCGGACATTCTGCGCATCCATGACTGCACGTCGATCACGTCGGTGGTCGAAGACGGTGTGACGATCCCGGCCGGTGCCTACCAGGCCGAGCCGTTGAACGCGATCGCTCAGACCGGCCAGGCCCGCCCGTACGAGCAGTTGCGTCGTCTCAACTCGACGTGGGATTGGGACTACGGCCAAGCGTCGGTCACGGTCACGGCCGCGTGGGGATGGGCTGCGGTACCAGATCAGGTGGTCGCGGCGACGTTGATCATCGCCAAGGACGTGCTGCAGCAGCGCAACAACAACTCTGGTGTCGCAGGGTTCGGTGAGTACGGCGCGATCCGTGTCCGAATGAACCCGCTGGCGATCAACCTGTTGCAGCCGTTGCGGCGTGTCGAGGCGTTGGGTATCGGCTGATGGCGTTCGATCTCGTCACCGTCCGCCAAGCGATCGCCGACCGGATCGAGTCCACCTGCAGCATCAAGGCGTACGCGTTCGACATCAACTCGACGGTGTACCCGCGTGCGATCGTGCTCATCGACAACGTCGAGTATCACTCGTCGTTCGGTAAGGGCGTGTCGATCGTCAACATGCAGGTCGAGGTGAAGACGACCGCTGCCGAGCCGATCCCGGCACAGCAGGCGTTGATGGAGTTCGTCGATGCCGGCACGGGTGAGACGCAGTCGATCATCGACGCGCTCGAGCTGGTGGCGTCCGGTGGCACGAACCCGAACGTCGGTAGCGCGGTGGAAGACATCCAGGTCGTGTCGGTGCGTCTGTCGCCCGGTGCGCAGTTGGAGTCCGGTGTGTACGAGTTCACCGCCACGTTCGTCGTGTCGGTCGCTGTCAGGAGGAACTAATGGCCGTCTACGCGATGACCAACGTCGGCATCTTCGTCGACTCGCTCAACATCTCCGGGTTCGCCCAGCAGTTGTCGCTCGATGCGATGGCCGAAGAGTTGGACGTGACGACGTTCGCGTCGGGCGGTTGGAAGCAGAAGAAGACCGGTCTGGCGTCGTACACCTGCTCCATCCAGGGTTTGCAGGACTATGCGACGACCGGTGTCGATCCGACGTTTCCGATCTCGTTGCTCGGCGGTTACGACACGATCAC